GATGAAGGTTATAAAATGGCAACACAAGTCTTTCTATATTTTTTTGCGGGATGTGTGCTGTTCATGATTGCATCAATACTAATAGGAATATTTGAGGTTATTCCTCTTGGACCGTATGGTGATATGACCAAATAATAATGGAGAGAGATTATGAGTAACACGGAACACGGTTTCTTTTTTAAACCGAATACTAGTAGAGTTGATAAACTAGAAAACCAAATAATAAATCTTAGAGAACGTGTAGCAACGTTGGAAAGAGATTTACATTTTTTTATGAGGCATTATGAAAAAGGCAACGATTGAAATTTTACATGAAGATGAATTTGTATTGGGCAGTAAAACTTCTGGTCAATATATGGTACGTGAATATGAAGACGGCGAAGAAATGAGTGGAAGTTTCCATAAGTATCTTCACGATGCAGTATCTCATGTAAGAAAATATCAGGAAATGAATCCTGAAAATTAAGATATATATATAATAATATGAAGATTAATGAATTTATACGGAAGTATAGAAAAGTGAAGACTCTTGTTCCCGGCATGACAGCTTCTTTCTGTCCTCATGTAATTTGTAAGGATGGATTTAAAATGTCAGTTCAGGCAGGACAATCAAAATACAGTACCCCCAAAGATGATGTAGATAGTTATGAAGAAGCTGAAGTCGGATATCCGTCTGAAGAAGAAACATTACTTGCTAAATATGCAGAAGATGATACAAGTCTTTGTGATACTGTTTATGGTTTCGTGCCTTGTACTCTAATTGATAGAGTAATAGAAAAACACGGAGGAATTGATGAAACACAAGTGCAATTGTTGAGTAAATGACTCTAAAGCCAGGATCAAAGGGACGGACTTTGGACTGAGTGCTAGTAAGAGCTCTACTTAAATGAAGTTAAGAGGCCTTTCCAAAAAGACTCATAGTACGTGCAGAGAGTTGAGGTTAGGATAGTTTAAGCTCTGCTCAACATTTATAATAATTTTATAATAGGAAAAGTGAAATGAAAATTTCAATAGATATTAATGAATTGAGAAAAAAGAAAATATTTGTTGGTACACCAATGTATGGTGGTCAATGTCATGGGATGTACACTAAAGCATCTTGTGATTTGGCAACTACTGCCACAAAATATGGGATGGATGTAAAATTCTTCTATCTCTTTAATGAAAGTTTAATTACAAGAGCGAGAAATTATCTAGTTGATGAATTCTTGCGTTCCCCTTATACTCACCTGATGTTCATCGATTCAGACATCAACTTTAATCCTCAAGATGTATTAGCACTCGCAACTCTAGTTGGAGAAGATAAACCAATTATTGGTGCACCTTATCCAAAGAAGTGTATTGCATGGGAAAAAGTAAGAAATGCAGTCGATGCAGGACTTGCAGATGAAGATCCAAACGTTTTAGAAAAATATACAGGTGATTTTGTATTCAATCCAACAGAAGGTACAACTCAAATTAAAGTAACTGAACCAACTGAAGTATTAGAAGTAGGTACAGGATTTGTTATGATTGCCCGCGAAGTGTTTGAAAAATTCAGAGAAGAATATCCACAATTTGCATATAAGCCAGATCACAACCGTTCAGAACATTTTGATGGTAAAAGATACATTCACGCGTTCTTTGATACTGTCATTGATAATGAGGCGTATGCAGGAAAAGGTGCAAGTGGTTCAGATCGTTATTTGTCTGAAGATTACATGTTCTGTCAATGGGCTAGAAAGATTGGGTTTACAACTTGGTTATGTCCGTGGATGGAAGTAAATCATGTTGGTGCCTATGTCTTTAATGGTACATTGAAAGATTTGGGTAATTTAGAATACGCTTCTCATGGGGTAGATGTAAATAATAGACCTCATCAAGAAGAACGAAAACAATCAAGGCAGGAAAGGAGGAAAACAAAACGGGTCGAAAAAAAGAAAAAGCAACTTACAACGCCAACAAAATAGCTTGACAAATCAGCAATACATGTTATAATACTTATATATCGTAATACTAATAATAAATCAACATACGGAGTTATATGAAACTTACAGCCGAAACCCTCGCGATACTTAAAAACTACGCAGCAATAAATCAGAACATACAGTTCAAACAAGGTAAAACCTTGTCAACAATTTCTCCTCAAAAAAATATTCTGACAAGTGCAGAAATTAGTGAGGATATTCCACAGACATTTGCTATCTATGATCTTAACAAATTGTTAGGTGCACTTAGTCTTTTTGATAAAACTCCTGAATTGAATTTTGGTGAGAACAAATTAAATATTCATAGTGGTGAATATGTATTGGATTATGTATATGGTGATCCCGCCATGTTAGTACTTCCTCCAGAGAAGAAACTAGATTTTCCTGAACCAGAAATTAACTTTAAATTAACTAAAGATGCATATGATGCCACTCTAAAAGCGGCACAAGTTTTATCATTGCCAGAATTAGTTGTACAAGGTGATGGAAATAAAACGTTTTTAGTGGCAACTGACACTAATAATAATTCTTCTGATGAATTCCGAAATGAAGTAGGAACTACAGATAAACAATTTCAAATGGTTTTCAAGATTGAAAACATGAAACTGTTGAGTGGTGGATATCAAGTTGGAATCTCTTCCAAAGGTATCGCACACTTTGCTCACGAACATTCTAAATTACAATATTGGATCGCAACAGAACAAAATTCAAATTATAATGGATAATTTTTTATGGGTAGAAGAATTCCGCCCCAAAACTGTGGCGGATTGTATTCTAGTAGAACAAACTAAAGAAGTCTTTCAAGGTTTCGTTGATGATGGTAAAATTCCAAATCTACTTTTGTCTGGCGGAGCTGGTGTAGGTAAAACTACAATAGCTCGTGCTATGTGTGATGAAATTGGTTTAGACTATTTAATGATCAATGGATCGAATGAAGGAAGAAACATAGATACTGTTAGAACTACTCTACAACAATATTGTAGTTCTGTTTCCATGCAAGGTGGAAGAAAAGTAGTAATAGTCGATGAGGCAGATTATATGAATGCTGATTCGGTTCAACCTGCACTAAGGGGGTTCATTGAAAAATTTAGCGCCAATGTTAGTTTTATCTTTACTTGTAATTTTCGTAATCGGATCATCGATCCTATCCATAGTCGTTGCTCTGTTATAGAATTTGTAATTCCTAGATCAGAGAAACCGAAACTTGGACAAGAATGTTTAGTAAGAGTTAAAGAGATATTAAAGACAAAAGAAGTACAGTTTGATGAAAAGGTTCTTGTTGAATTAGTTTTGAAACATTTTCCGGATATGCGGAGAGTGATAAATGAACTTCAGAGATATGCGGCCGGTGGAATTATTGATGCCGGTATCTTAGCACAGATTGGCGAAATCAATCTTCTTGAATTGATGAAGGCATTGAGAGAAAAACATTTTTCAGAAGTTCGTAAATGGGTTACTCAAAATATAGATAATGATCCAGTTAAGATTTTTCGTAAGATTTATGATGGAATACATGAACATCTTAAGGATACTTCAATTCCTCAAGCTGTTCTTATTATTGCTGAATATCAATACAAGTCTGCATTTGTTGCAGATCAAGAAATTAATTTAGTCGCCTGTCTCACAGAGATGATGGTAGATTGTGAATTTAAATAAAGGTAATAGATGTCAAAAGAAGTTTATATATTAAAGTTGAAAACAGGTGAAGAGGTAATAGCACGAATTACAGAAGGAGAAAATGATACACTCATTTTGGAAACTCCAATGACACTTCAGACGGTACCCACTCAACAAGGTCAAATGGGCATAGCCGTAGTGCCGTGGATGATGGCTTCTGTTGATACATCATTTACCATTTCTAGTGATCAAGTTATGACAAAAGGTAAAGCCAAAAAGGATATGGAAAGCCAATATCTTTCTGCGGCAACAGGACTTACTCTATGAATGAAGAACTATTAAAAATATATGAAGATAACACGAATGAATATGGTTTGCCAATATTCGATTTATTCACCTGGCAAAATCTAAATACAAAGTATCTTGATCCTGATATTTCTTTGCCTATGTCTAAACGGGCTAAAGTCATGATCGATACTATGATTCATTTCTTTGAAAAACACCACCCAAAATTCCCATTCCGGGAATTTGAAATGCATGAAGTTAGAAAATTATTTTATGGCTTGTGTGATCTCAATCTAAAAGATAATATTTTCCCAAAAGAAAAATGTAAAACGGTTCATGAAAAATATGATGACTATGTGGGTAATTTTCCTGAATGGGGATTAGGCATTTTAAATTTTAGTTCAAATTATAATACTATTGCGGATGCCTTTATGAATCGTGAAAGAATGAAATGTAGTTATGATAGATCACCTAGTCCGATTACAATGTGGGATGATCAAACAGATTTGAAACAAATACTTTCACCGATATGGAGACTACATCCAAAATGTGAATCACCTTTGAAAAACAATTTGTATATTGAGGGTGTCCGTGTAGGCGCATATTTTGCCACTCAATTTAAACCTTCAGTAGCAAAAGCATTTTACGATTTAACAAAGTCGAAAAAAGTTTTAGATACAAGTTCGGGTTGGGGTGATCGCATGACGGGATTTTTTACTTCTAATGCTGAAGAATATTATGGTATGGATCCGAATGGTGATCTACATGAAAATTATCACAAGATGGCAGTACAGTACGAAAACTGGTTAGGTTGTGAAAAACCAAAATCTGAGTTTGGTGATAAATGGTTTTCAGTTGAAGGTAAAAAGAAAGTAAAAATTTATAGATCACCGGCAGAGGACCTGCCGTGGGATGAAATTCCGGATGATATTGATATCATGTTTAGTTCTCCACCATACTTTGCTACAGAACGATATGCAGAAGGTAGTAAGTTTGAGAGTGATCAATCATGGAGTCGATATAATTCCTATGAAGCATGGAGAGACGGGTTTTATCTTCCTGTAATGAAAAAGTGTTTTGAAAAACTTACTCCCGGTGGTTGGTTGATGGTAAACATTATGGACCCAAAAGTCAAAGGGAAGAGACATAAATCTTGTGATGATTTAGTAAATGATCTTAAAGAACATTTCAAAGGCCAAATTGGAATGAGGATTATGGCTAGACCTAAAAGTATAAAATCTTTTGAGGGTGAAACTCATGAAGAGAGAAAAGCAAAATACGATGAATGGCAAGCAAAGTGGTTCGTTGAATCTGTCTGGTGTTTTCAAAAGCCTGGCGGAAAAGATGTTGATCTTTTTGCTCCTTATAAAGAT